CTAGTAGCAGGTGGGAGATAGCCTGTAGCACTTATACCGCCTACTGCCTTAAATTGTATGCTGTTACCTGCTCCGCCGCCCTGTCCACCACTGGTAAGTATCGCAGTATTCGTTGACCAACCCGTGCCGGCATTCCAAACAAGGCCGTTGCCTGACCAACCACCGCCACCGCCACTGTCATAGCCATTGTTGCTGATTGTGCCATTAACATTCACATGTGTATTACCACCTAGGCCATTTACGCCGCCAGGAGCACCCACACGATTTGCTGTAATAGTTGCTCCACCATTACCAGCACTATTGCCACCACGGCGAGTAGTTGTACCATATCCGCCCGGAAATATCACAGTGTTACTGCTCCAAGTTCCACAAGCACCACCGCCACCTGCTATCACCAACGGAGTGACATTAGCGAATCCCACGCTGGCGATGTTGCCTAACATGACAAAACTACCGCCACCGCCCCCTGGACTGCTGAAACCTGTGGTAGAGGTATTGGCACTAGGCTGTCCTACTACCAAAGTAATCTTTTGTCCTCGCTGTAGATTAAACACACTGCTAATTACAGCACCACGTCCAAATGCGTTGGATGCTAGAACATTACTGGTCCAACTGTTGGCTATACCGCTGCGACTACCTGCGGCTATGATCTGATAAGGTCCTGTGCGTGGAACAGTCCAGATTTGGAATCCACGCCAATCGTTAGGCACTGTGAAATATTCTGTATTGGTTATCCAAGTGTTGCCTGCATTGCTGTAGATATTATACAAGTTGCCCAATGTAGGACCACCTGCACCAACGATGCTTGACGTAAAGGTAAAGGAACCAAATGGGTATAGATCGCTTTGATCGTATATGCTGGTACCGTAAATAGTTGCGCCTTGGATTATCATAATCCGTATAATCCTCTATTAGCATTGTAATTTTTTAGCACCTGTGCGTCAGACAGTGCGATGTTGTAAAGTCTAGTTATACCTATTCTACCATTGAACCATTGTGCATATTCGCCGCCATTATACGATCCAATATATAGATTAGCTGAGGTGTTGAGTATGCTTGAAAAACTGTGTGAAGTTGATCCTATACTACTTCCATTGATATATGTTTCTAAACTATTAGTTGCTATATTTTTCCAAACATAAACCACTTGCACCCAAGTGTTTAACACAGTTTGGTAGTTTGAACTGTTTACAACTGTTGTGCCATTACCAATTTGAGCATATACAATACCGGTGTTATTAGTTCTAATACTGTATGACACATCAGCTGACAGACCACCTGGATCAAATTTACCTAATATTACGCCAGCACTACCTGTTTTAAAAGCAGTAGTATTAAACCATGCTTCCATAGTCCAATCACCAGTGCCGGGTTCTAGTAAAGCATTGTCAGCAATGGTGACCTGTGACGAAGTTCCGTTATAATCAAAATAAGGGCTAGTGTAGGTAATGTTAGACATAGTACCGTTACGAGCATTGTCAGATAAGTCATATACTGTTGTACCTGAACCTGGATAACTTGAAATATTACTAGGGTCGTAATATAACACCAGTCCGTCAGTTACGTATCCAACATCAACTATATAAGTGCCTGTGAGTGTTACGCCTGATATCAGCATGGTTAGCCTAAGTATGTCACTGACCAGCTGTCGTTTTGGTCAAAGGTCACATTACCTGTTAATATATTAGCACTTAGGTATTCACCTGCCGCCATTATAACAGTACCGCCTGTGCCAAAGTGTGTGGCTGTACCTGTGCTGGCATCAGCCTCCCAGAAACAGACAATATTACCACTGCTGTTTATTCCGTTCTTTAATACCGCAATCTGGCTGGTGATATTAGTATTAACACGAGCAACTAAACTTACTTGATATATACCTGCCACAGGTGCTGTAAACTTACCATTGGTATCATTGTAATAACCGCCTTGGTTAAATACCACTAAGGTTTGTGGCGATTTGAGGTTAACGTTGCTGGTTGTTTGTGCTGGGCCAGCAGTTCCATTTACACGGAACGCTGGGCGAGTTGGCATAACAGCACCAAATCCACCAACTGTGATATTACCTGGGAATGTTACATTACCATAGATGTCAAATGTCGTTACATAGGTATTGGCAATGATACGTGTGTTAGCTTCGTTACCTACTAGGTTACCAACTGTGGCATTACCTGAGACTGCTAATGTCGCCAATGTGCCAACTGCTGTGATATTTGTTTGGCTAGCTGTAGCAATAGTGCCAATAATGTTCTGTGCTAGGACGTTACCAGAAGAATTGATCGTGCCTGCATTGACCACACTGGCAGTCACGTTGGCCACTGTGTTTAGGCTATATGCTGATACGGCATTAGCGATTAAGTTACCTGTGGTGTTTAATTGAGCTGCGAATACCGTGCCAGCTACACCAATACCACCCATGACACGCAGAGCACCTGTGGCTGTGTTAGTAGCTGCTGTGGTAGCTTGTATATTAGCTGAGGTTGTCTGTACGTTGCTTGACTGTACAGCACCACCATATAGTGGGAGATATGTTGCTACCTGTACGTTGCTGTAACTGCCGCCACCTGCTGTGACCTGTGTCGTTCCATCAGCGAAGGTCAATACTCCACTGACCCCTAAACGGATATTTGCTATGTTGCCTGAGTATGTTGGCAAGTATGTGGCTACGTTTACGTTGCTATATGAACTAGGTAATCCAGTCAATTGACTGCCATTACCAAATAAGTATTGAGCAGTGACATTACCAGCAACTGTTATGTTTGAAGCAGTTACTACACCAGTGTAGGTTGGTAGATATGTGGCTACTTGGACATTACTGTAACTACTACCAGTTACCACGCCAGTCAAGAACGCACCATTGCCGTATAGGTAACCTGCGGTTTGTATATTACCAGCTGTGAATAATCTTGGAACTGTGACGTTACCCAGATTGTCAAACACACTCGAATAACTACCAGCTTGTAAGGTCACATTAGGACTTGTGCCTGTAACATTACCAGTAATACTAATGTTACCTGTGATATATGCGGCTGTGATATTACCAGTTGTGTTAATTGTTGCTGTACTAAGATATACGGCTACGTTGACGTTACTGTATAAGTTATAACCTTGGCTGTTTAAATAAGCCGCGGTATTAACATTACTGTAATTGGTTAATCCATTGGTAGTAATCAATGCCGCTACATTAACATTACCGTAGTTTTGGAAGCCCATCGTTTCAGTATAAGCTTTGACATTAATATTTCCATAGATTGATTGGCTAGCCACACTGTCAACATATCCCTTCATACCAATGTTTGCAGTAGATACACTGTTGTCTACATAACCTTTCATACCAAGATTAGCTGATGTAACATTGGCGTTATAGGCATAGTTACTAAGATTAGTGAACACTTCAACTTGAACGTTGCTGTAATTACTACTTGCGGCAATACCAGTTAGTAGAGCACCATTGCCAATGAAGTAACCTGCTGTGACATTTCCTGTGACATAAGCAGTTGGTAATATGACATTACCTGTGGTATCAAATACGCTGTTATATGATCCTGCTGTTAGGGTTACGTTTGGTGTCGTACCTAGCAAGTAGTCTACACCCACATTGCCTGTGTGGCTTGGTAGGTAACTTGAGACGTTAGCATTGCCATAATTTTGGAATCCCATTGATTCAGTGTAGGCTTTGACGTTTACGTTGCTGTAGTTAGTACCACCGCCACCTACATTAGCGTTCCACGCATACAGTGATAGGTTTGCTGTGGCTGAGGTTAGATAACTGTTAGTGGACAAGTATGCCGCTACATTAACGTTACCGTAGTTAGCAAAACCCATAGTTTCAGTATAGGCTTTGACATTTATATTACTGTAGGTCACAGGAATTACGATAGTAGACACTGCATTATCCACATAACCTTTCATGCCCACATTAGCCGCCGTGATTGCCGCTGATTGTATTGAGTTGCCTTGATCTATGTATCCAATAACGCCAACATTAGCAGCCGCAATCTGTTGTGACTGTATGGTGTTGGCAAACGCTATGGCCGCATTGGCCGCCGCTATGTTATCGTTAATTGCTGTGATAGTTGGGCTGGTAATATTACCTAATACTAGGTCATCATATATGGCATCAGTAAAGTCTACTGTGGTACCTACGTCTTGTGTTACATTACTGAACAAACGCCATTGATTAGCACTGGCATCACGGATTAAGCCAGTGTGCTGTAATACTGAATTTATATTACGATGTGCTGTGATGCCAAGATCCACGCTGTTATCAGGATTTAAATCAGCAAGGTTGATGATATTATCGCCAATGGCTACATTATTAACACTGATATAAGTCACATTACCGTTGACGAATAGATTACCTTCGATCGTTACATTACCACCAAATGTTTTTGCTGTGCTGTCTGCAAGATACGTAGATACTTTAGTATTACTATAGTATGATTGGCTGTCTACATATCCTTTCATACCTACGTTAGCAGCTGTAATACCAGTAGTCTTTGCATATCCTTCTGTGGTTAAATATGCCGTAACATTTATATTACTGTAGGTACTACCTGTATAAGCTGTAGTTTGAGTGGTATTGTCGGCAAATTTAATACCAGTATTGACTTTTAGATTACCGTCAGCCGCACTGATCCTTAGATCGCCCATGTAAATACTAGTTGGACTCACATATAGATCACCAGTCACTCTTAGGTCGCCTGCTACGGTCATGTCACCACCAGAACTGATACCAGTGTCAGCACTCAATCCACGTGACCAGTAGACTGGATTACCATAGCTGTTTTCTACAGTAGTATAGCCTATTGCGGTTCTACCAAACTCTACACTGAACTTGTTATCTGATATAGTAGCGGTAGTACCTGCATTGTTTATTATATTATTATTTACATACCAAATAGCATTATCGATATCATAGGTTAGGATGTTTGGTAATGCTTCTCGGTTTAGGTAGTCATAAACAGCCTGGTAACCACCAACAGATCCTCCTGACCCGCTAGCTATTAACCAACCGTAATCGTTAGTAGATTGATAGTCTAACAACCAATCCTGCCATTCTTGTGCTGATGTCAGAGCTGGCAATGCCGGAGTATAACTCCAGCTGGTCGACATATTAGCAGTCCAATCAATGGTTATACTAAATGTAGATCCACTGTTACCAGTCCAAGTATAGGTATTTGATCCAACTGTTGGAGCTGCTGGTCCACGTGTGATATCAGGGCCTCCGGAATAGCCACGTATTAAGTATGCGACATTACCTAGGTCGCTGGCTGTGGTAGGTATAAGGTCTATGCGCCTGAAGGTAGCACCTGTGGGTGAACCTGTGTAAGATTGACCAATGTAGTTACTATTATAGCCTGTAGGATCTGTGGCATAGTATGGATAGTATGAGTCATAACCCACACCACCATCGGTAATGGTGATGCTGGCGATATTACCAGTGGTATCTAAGGTACAGACAGCGTTAGCAAATCTGCCACCTGACGTATCTAATGCTGAAAAACCTGGTGTAGCGCCTCCAATTATGAGACTATTTTCATAAAATTTAGCACTTCTTAGTTGATCCCATACGATAGGAGCAGTAGTCCAACTCTTGAGGTTAGCTGTATAACCAAAGTTATTGTCTACATAATAACTGCGAATCTGGGCGAAATCTGTTGGTGCTTCAAATTGCACATTGGCGAATCCCACCGCACCTGTTGGTGGACTGATCGCCGCACCTGTAGTTACTAATCTACCACCTTCTGTAGTAATGGTAGCATCACCTAAGAAAATAGTATTACCACTTAGATATAGATCTCGCCAACGATGTGTGTTATCTCCTAAACTGTAGGTAACATTAGCACTTGGGACGATATTTCCATCAAAGCTGGTTAGATATGCACGAACATTAGCGTTGTCATAACTTGTTCCGCCTGCTACGCTGTCCACGTAGCCTTTCATGCCTAGGTTGGCTGCCAGGATTACTGAGGCTTGTATGGTATTGCCTAGATCTATATATCCTTTGATGCCTATATTGGCTGATGCTATTTGTGCTGATTGTATAGTATTGGCCTGATCGACATAACCTTTCATGCCTAAGTTGGCCACAGTTATGTTAGCGTTTACAGACGAGATTTGATTGTTGATGCTCGTGGTATTTGTTGTAGTAGCGTATCCACCCACGGTACTGCCATCATGAACATACAGCGTCCAATCGGTGGTATTGACTACCAACTCGCCAGCCGCACCAGTATAACTACTGATCGCTGTTGAATTACCGCGTCTTAACTGTAATCTTCTTGGTGCAGTCATTATATCGTACCTAGGTCAACGTTGCCACTGTAATCTGTAGTGCTTGAAGTAAATGGATCTGTTTCAAATGCTGGGTTGATGTTTAGTTCAGCATAGACTCCAAAATTATCATTGCTGTATGTAGGTGTTTCATAAGTGCCATCATACTTTAAGAAAGCCAGTTTGTATTTGTTCTGAGGAAGTGTATTTAAGAAATCGCTGGTCAACATGGTACTGGCAGTGGCAGTCGTAACATTGCTCACAGTCACGCCGACATTGGCTACAACGTTGCCTTTTAAGTAATCAATAATATAACCAGTAAAGGTCAGGCCCGCGATATTAGCGGCTTTTTGATCCTGATTCTTGAATTTAATGGTTATGGGATTGTCTGCTCCACGGTAGATTTCAATTGGTCTTTGATACACGACACGGTTCCTCGTTGTTATAGCGGTGTTGCCATAGTCCAAAATCTGAACGGTGAAAGTATTTGAATATAAATAACTTGTGATTAATGGCAATTTTGCTTGATCCTTTAGTATATTTATCGCGATTCATATGGAAGACAGTTACAAGAAACTCCTAGATCAATACCCTTTTATCAGCTACATCACCTACGGCGGTAATGATTATATAGGAATCATACAGAATTCAGACGAAATCATCACCACTATCTATGACTATGCGGCTCTGCGCACTCTAGCACAAAAGAGTTTGTTTTTAGAGCTAGCAGATCAATGGTGGTGGGAAAGCAATAGGCTAGTGCCTATCAATGTATTTTTAAAGCAGGATTGGGTGGAATTCCGAGTTTGTTTGAAAACATTCAACAGCAAAGATGTAGAGATCAAACACGGACCTTATGTAAGCCTAAAAGAAATATCAAATAAACGTAGTAAAAGGCGTAGTATTACACTGGTTCGCAAAGTAGGTTAAGATTTACCACAACCAGAGTCGCATAAGCTACAGCATGCGCCTTTTTAAAACTATATTCACCCTCAACCTTATCCCACACTGTATCTGCAACTTCCTTCCAAGTTTTGCCAACTAGATGTCGTTTACCTGGACGTATTACTGCTAGAAACATAGCCAAGCGTGGAATAGTATCCACAGGCTCTGGCATTTTAAGCAAGGTATCATAATGATTGTTGATATGAATTAGTTGGGAGCAAATCGCAGGATCATATAGCTTAGTCCAGTCTGGTTCCTGCATGAGTGTAATCAAATGCGCTTCATCTCTGACTTGTTTATACACATGGACGTTTAATAAGTCTAGTTTCATATAGCCACGATCTTCTGCGGCATTATAATCTAAGCTGGCAGATCCTGTGAATGGATCTACGGGTATGTCTGTAGCATAAACACCAGTGTTATGACGAGTCAACTTACCATCTCTGATAATGCTTGCTGGTGTGACGTTTAACAAGCGTAATACCTGTTCACGATCAGCAAAGTCTATGTCAATATCACTTTTAAATTTCATAAGCCTGCTTCCTTAAGGATGGTCTTAACCCATTCTGTGTCCGCTACATAATCTTGAAACTTACGTTGCCAGTATTCTGGATCAATCCAAGGAAGTATTATTCCAATCTGTTCTTCATTTAATCCATCAAGGAAATCAACACCGCTGGCACAGTTATAGACAATCCAAGGACTAACCCTGCCATTAGCGATATGATGGCAAATGCGATTAGCATTACCAAACCTAAAGTAATCACTAAATCCGTTTTTAAACTCTCCCAATTCATCTGCATAATCCTGCATCTCCTTCAGAGCACGTTCAAGCGCATCTTGAACTGCTTCTTTACGCATATATTGTTTTAAATATTCTAGATAGATCTTCTCATGACACCAATGATCAAGTTTTTTGTTTTCTTTGATCACATAGTCTATAAACATACGTGGATTAACAGCACGGATACCTACCATATGGCGACCAAATTTGACGAATGCACGGTAATAAGGACTGGCTACAAAGTCCACATATGACTTCATCTTGGCTGACCCCTGTGTGAGCTCATAAAAACGTAGATATGCTTGTAGACCAAACTGCACTCCAGTTTCTTTTTCCTGCTGCCAGCGACGTTTTTCTTCGCAGAGATGCGCCGCAAGAGTTGATTCCTTGCGGAATTCTTTGGCGCAATATTTACATTTATAGCTCGGCTTTAATTGATTTGTCATCAAATCCGAGGTCTCTTGCCATGTCTGCAATATCTCGTTTATCATTGATTTTCGCTAGTAGTTCTATTTCGTCTGATTTCATCGTAGGATATATCTTGGCCAAGAATTTTTGACTTTTGTTATCTCCCTCTTTCTTTTTTGCTTTCAACCAATAGTGGAACTGATTACCCATCTGTGGACTTACTGTAGTACATGTTAACCATTGTAACTTGGTATGGCGATTGATGTCAAAAAAGTGTTTGTTCACTCGTTCATTGGTGGCCATTAGATAATAGGCCTGCATATCACCACTGCCTGATACATTAGCACCGTATTTCAACATTAGATAAGTTGAAAAGCTCTTGCTCTGCTCATCAGTAAACTTGTCATAGTAAGCACGATCTTTGCGATCGAATGCAGCCATCTCGTTACCGATGTATAATGGATCTGGATTATTCATGCTTTATTATAACACCTATTTCGATATTCTTCAAGCTCAGGAATATAGTCTTTTAATCGAATGTTTCTCGATTGATCTAATTTATCATTAAATTCAAAAAATTCTTTAAGAATTTGCGTGTTAATTTTTGGATTTTCGTAATATGAGATCAATCCATCAATAAAACTTTTTAACAATTGGTCGTTTTTGTAATAATTTAATTTGGTTATTTTGACTAATCTATCTTTTAATGTGTGATCAAAATAATTCAAAGGATTTAGTAAATCATCTTTAAATTCTGCTAAACTGCAATGAACTAATGTATTAGGAAATTCTTCATCTAAAAATTTCAATAATTGATCTAATCTACTTATAGTATAAATCGATACAACAACATTAAACACAACTTTATGTTTATGTTCTGTCAGATAATGTGTATTTTCTATGATAGTATCCCATTCGCTAGGCCATCTGACATAATGATTTATTTTTTCAAATCCGTCAATGCTTACAATAAAGTGTAAATTAGTAAAATGTTTGAACAATTCTTTTAACTTGTCACTGAATTTTACAGCATTGGTATTGATTAGAAATTCAAAATCTACATTATTTTCATCGATACATTTTTGTAAGAATGTATATACGTCTGGCATTGCTGTTGGTTCACCACCTGCTAGATATAATTTTTTTAAGTTATCAAATTTAACAAAATTAAAATTAGTGTGCGTAAACTTTTGATCTGCGTCGTGCAAACCAATTTTAATGTATTCTTTTTCTATTAGATTACTATTTCCAGGGTTACAGGATCTACATTGTAGATTACAGATGTTGCTAGGTCTTACTTCATAATAACTAGGAGTTTGTATATTGATTAAGTCATCTAATGATTTAAGATTTAACCTATTGGCCCACTCAATTGTTTCTTGTTGCCTGGCGCTGAGCATACCTTTATTTTCGTAATTATAACAACTTTGACAATGCTCTGGTATTAATTCACCAGACAACATTTTATTTCTTATTTTTAAATAATGTATATCTGAATTATAATTTTCTAACTTGTCTATGGTCGTGATTGGTTTAGACGATCTACAACAAACAGTTGTAGAACCATTTTGTACTAACAATTCAATGAAGGGGAATATACAAAAACTTTTATTAGTCTGAACTAATGATTCAAAGAATGCGATGTCTTTAGCTTCTTCAGTATTTTGATAAACTACAGGGATAGAAGAATTTTTTGCTACTTGTATTGTAGTATAAAATGCATCAGGATGTGACCAAGTCTCTTTGGGTTGATTTAAAATTATCAGAGTATCAAAATTATCAATCAAATCTAATAATTTACCAAATTCTAAATCATAAACACTTGAATGATAATATCCTGTCGCGATCGGTAAATGTTCAATAATTAATCCATGGCAGACTGTATTATCTACTTTGGCTAATTCTCGCGTTTGTATATCAGTATCTCTGGTATTGTTGCCAAGACACAATATTTTTTTACTAAAACTCAATTATCTACCTTTACGTAGATAGTTTAAGATCTGTGCCACGCTCTGTTGTAAGTCAGCGTATTTGTTTTTAAGTGTTTCTAATTCTTCTGATTGCCTACGCACACGATCTTCTAACTGTGTGAATGCAGCCTGGCCTTCACGTATGGTCTTGTCATGTGACAACAGATTTGGGCGCGGTGGCGCATTTGGATCAACCTCACGTTTCTTTTTCTGTTTGAACATTTTTGGATTAAACATCTTTATATTCCTCTGAGAGCTTATATATAATTATACATTCTTCCACCGCATGTTGTAAAGCCTTATTTCTATTACGGTGTTTATAAATGTCAGTCCACATGCGTTGTTCTACTAATTCTCGAGCTTGCCAGCTTTGCCCTATCATTATGCGTTCTGTAGTTCCTTCTAATCGAGCATAGGTAGTTAGCCCACCGTCTGGGCTTTCATATATGTATGTGCCACCTGGTATCAAATTACCCATTACCAATGCCTGATAATACCTGCAATAATGAAGAGATTAGTTACGATATATAGAGCCACTATCGCTGTTCTTAATAGTGCAACTATGTCTGCTTCTTTATCTGTAATTCCCTCTTTTTGGCCTAGAGCTTTGGCCCAGAGTCTCCACATGCTCAATCCTTTCTTTACCATATTTTTCCGTAATCCACTACTTCGCTTTGTCTGCTTATGTCCTTGACAAAGTAAGCACATAAGGGATGTTCACCATCTGTTATAGGTACTGCCAGCATCTGTCCAGGGCGTAGTTTTGGAAAATACCATTTGACATCTTGATAGATATCCACGATCTCAATTGGGTGGAACTCTGGTTTGAAGCTGTCCAAGGGATTGAAACAGAATACACTGAATCCACGATCGTTAATACTTGTTAATGGTATGACTTCCAAGTCACCAAAGTCTGGTTCACCTATGAGTATCTGCCAATCCACAGGCATCTTAACCAAGTGACTGCCGATACGCAATACCAATGCGGGACTGTTAAACGATTCTAAGAAGATCAGAGGTATAAAGAAATAGTCTGGATTTTTCGGATCGCTGTTGTCTAATATAGCGAAACGCAGATCCTCAACTTCATCTGGAATCTCATTCATCTCATAAGCGGTGTTTTCTAATGTTAGTATATACATAAATTATTGCCAATCGGTCTTTTCAACGACGAATGGGTAGTTAGCCTCCTTGTAAAATTGCTTTCTTTTAGTTAAGTGCCGTTTGGCAAACTTGCAGGTACTTGTTATATCCCAGATCTGGACGAAATCTTTGTCTTCAGCTTTACGAATACCTCGACCAATTGACTGGATAACTCGAACAAAGCTCTTACCAGGCTCAATGAGCACAAGATTAAAAATACGAGGAATATTGATGCCAACAGCGGCAACACCGTAAGTGGCAACAATAACTTTGTCGTCCATTTCTGCAACTTCGTCATATTGTTCTTTTCTATCATCTGCTTTAGTACCTCCTGATACAAATACTGAATCCTTTATGCGTTCTACCAAGGCTTTTCCTGGTGCTAGACGATCAACTAACACTAAAGTATTACCTGTCTTGCGGATCGACTCTACTAGCTTGGCTATATAATCCAATCGGCCTTCTGTTTCTAACAGATATCTCAACTCACTTTGATAATCCTTATATTCTACATGATCAACTAGTTGTAGGACGTTTACATGACAATTAGCTAATACTCCTTGCTCTTGTAATTCACTGGCACTTAAACGGCCAATAACGTCTCCTATTGAGCACTTTAGGCTGATAAATTCGTAATCTTCTTTAGGAATCGTGCCGGTTAATCCCCACCTGATAGGTATATGTGCCATTACACCAGTAAGTAGAGTTTTAAGCGCATCTGCTTTGGCCATGTGTACTTCGTCAACCATAACACAGACAACGTCTTGTAAGAATTCACCAATAGTGACATCTACTTCATGATTGCGTGATCCTTTGAGCAAGATATTTAGGCTCTGCCAAGTGCAGATAGTATGTGTGCGTCCAAATTCTTTACGGTCACCAAAGTAGACCCCAACATCTAATCCCATGTTGATATAGTCAGCTTCTGTTTGTGTGACCAGACTCTTGTTTGGAACGATGACGATAGTGCGTCCATGTGGTTCACAGCTATAACTTAATGCGGCTGTGATTAGGGTTTTACCTGCACCTGTAGCTACTTCTTGTAGGCATTGTGGATTAGCTAGGAACTTGTTGATGATCTCAACTTGATAATCTCTGAGCATGATCGGCTGTCCTGCCATTGGGTGCTTGGCTGGCCAAGTGATGTGACTGAATGTATTTTCATCTACTTGATTAAACTCATATTGAGTTTTATAATCTCTGATATCTTCTACTTCTAAATTATATCCCTGCTTGTCTAGGTAAGCAATAATCTCTGGCAGTAGGTTGATATAAGTGCTACCACCTAGTTGGAAGAAAGCCACTTTACCATCCCACCGCCCTAGACGTACCGCAGGTAGATAACGAGCTCCCGGAATCTCATATTTGAACTTATTTGATAGTTCCTTACGTTCATGTAAGTCTAGTCCCTCTATCTTTACATTCACTTCATCTTTAATTAATAATTTTGCTGTGGCCATATAGTTTATTATAATGTCTTTATTTTAAATTTCCAAATTTTTCTAAACTTATTCTTTTTCCGAAGCATTCAAATCTTCATACCATCGCAACAGGTTGATTAATTGTTCTGTATCGTGTGCCACCTGCGAACGTTTTTCCTCAGACTCTACGTGTGGTAAAGTAAGCTCACAAAGTTGTTCTAAAGAATATTCATCGACTCCGCTAGTGATGATATGGTCTACGAAATTTATTCTTGTGGCTGTTCTGTCAATCATGACATTTACTACTTTATCGATTTCCTCATGATATGTTGAAAATATCAGATGTAGTCTTGGTAATTTTCCAAAGTTCCAAGCAGTATGATTTGATGTAGTGATCAAATGATATAATTTGCCATATTCCATATGATATATTTTATGTCCTTGCACAAAATAAGCCAGTGTATTTGTAAATATAGGAATATGTATCCGCATTGGATCTACATCAGCATGCATAGGATATCCGCCAGTGGGTTTCAGCCAAGACAGTCTGATCCTGGTGATTTTTAATCCCGTTAATTTTTCGATCTCTTTGGTCAATTCAGCCACGTAACTATTTTCCAGATCGGGATGCCAACGGTCATAGGTCAAGGCGTGTTTTTTATTTTTTGGTGCTACGATACTCGCTGGATGATAGGTAAAATCATTTACGGCATTACTTTCTAGCATTTCATAATCAGTAGTCCAATTAGTTTCTCCTTTTGGTAACCGTAATGATACGACACTGAACCCGAATTGATTACGAACAATAAATTCAAATATTTCTTTTCTTAATCGCTCTATGTCAATAGCGAAATCTAGTAATTGGATAGCACTTGTAATTTGATAATTGCAATATTTCTGATGCGCTTTTAAGAAATCTATTTTTTCCATTAGATATTTTTCCTAAGTTTTATATCAGCAAATACATATTTGTATTGCGGATTTATGTAATCTACGTTTGAATCAGCTGTAAGAATATTTAATATTGGACTGTTTGGCATGCGCAGAGTTTTAGATTGAATGTTTTGATTAATCCTAGCCTGCAGATCTATGCTCTCGTTTTCAGTTGTTAATGTGACTATCGACCCTTCAAAAATTCCTAATTCTTTAGCATCATCAATATTAATTTCTACATATGGCGGATCATTTGATCTGACTAATCCATTAAAAGTTTCTTTTTGGCGATATCCGCACATGAGCCTAAATAGAAATTTGTCAGAATGTATTCTCGATTGATTCAATTTCAGCAGTGTTTTGGTATAACCCGGAGTCAAATTTATTTTTTTATCAGTGCGTAGTATCTGAGTATCAATATTTTTTAGTACATGAACTATACTAGTCGAAGCTAATTGATCTATTTGTTCGTGAGTATAGTCGATTAAATTTGACACTGTCGTGTTTGGAGAATATCTTATATTAAATAAAAAGACATACCACCAGGCCATCGCGATGATTGGATCAGCATATTTGGTACCTAGTGTTTTGCGTAGTATATATAAATTATTTCTAATTTGTCCTGCCTTAGTTTTTTCATACAAATCTAGTAAAAACTTATTAGAATCCTTCAAATACTCCTCATAGCGGTTATTATCTTGACTGTTATCAATTATACCCAATCTAATTAATAGTTCTTCATATATTTCTCTACTGTGTTTGGCAAAAGATGGTTTAGCAAGAATAGGCCGACTAAGTTGTACATGTCCATAGTTAAAATTGTCATTGCCAACTAATTCATAGTTTTCAAAAAATGTCGTGATAGGAAGAACATAATCTGCTAATCTAGTAGTTTCTGTATGAAAACTATCTAATGCCACGACTAAATCTATTTTAGCCAACTGTTTTTTAAAAGTGTTTCTGTTAGGTACTCTAACTGCTGGATTAGTTGAATCAATTATTACTGCATTAAATTTATTTTGATCATCAATATATAGATTTTCTGACAATATAGAAAAACTAGTTACTCCACGCAGTTGCATTTGATTAGTTAGTGGACTTTTAGTTTGTGTAAAATG